AACCAGTGATTGAGGACTTTGAGGATTTCATAAAAGATAATCAAGGTGAGCAAGAGTGGAATGAAGAACCTGAGTCTGAAACAATGGAAGCATTGAATGATGCACTTAAAAACCTAACAAATACTCAAACAAGAGAAAGTCAGTATATTGAGATACCTGAGTTAAATCTAAAAAATATTATCATTGATAATGAAAAAGTTCACAAAGACATAGATGCAGGTTGGATTCAGAATGAAGAAGGTAGAGAGAAGTATGTAGAAAGATATAAAGATATGTACTCATCTGTAGATTTAAGTGTACCTATATGTGAAGAAGTTGATAAGATGTATTATAAATTCAAGAAAGATGCACATAAGGAGGTAAACTATCTTGTCAAAGAATTCGAGAGACGCAAGTGTGCAGGAGCTTATGCTCGCTCTTCTACTAGTCGTACTGGTGTCTTGGATACCAAATCTCTTCATACTTATAAATTCAATGAGGACATCTTTAAGAAAATCACGGTTGTGCCAGATGGGAAAAACCACGGACTAGTATTCATTCTTGATTGGTCAGGTTCAATGAATAACGTGATACTTGACACACTTAAGCAGTTATACAATCTTATCTGGTTCTGTCGTAAAGTTCAAATACCTTATGAAGTTTATGCATTTTCAAATGATTATCCTAGACCTGCGATGTATGCAAATAGAGAAACTTTCTATGAACCCAAGGATATGATGGCAGAAGTAAGTAATAGTTTTGCTTTATTGAATATGTTTAGTAGTCAAACTAAGTCAAAGGATTTAGATGCACATATGATTAATATCTGGAGGTCTGCCTGTGTATTTGATTGGACACAAAGCACACCTTACTTAGATGTTCCACATGGATATAGATTATCTGGAACACCTTTAAATGAAGCAATGGTTTCTTTACACCAATTACTACCTCAGTTTCAAAAGAAAACTGGTGCAGAGAAAGTTCAATGTGTAGTTCTTACAGATGGGGAAAGTCAACCACTTAAGTATCATCGTGAGGTTCAAAGACAATGGGAAGATGAACCATATATGGGAACAAACTACTTTGGAGAGAACTGTGTATTGCGTGACCGTAAGTTAGGTAAGACTTACATTTCAAAAGATTCTAGTAGATATGAATGCACAGATATGTTACTTCATAACCTAAGAGATAACTTTCCACAAACTAATTTTATTGGAATTCGTGTTCTTCCAAGTCGTGAAGGTGGTTCATTCATTCGCAGATACTGTGGATATGAAACTGATGCAACAAACAAAATGATGCATCGTTGGAAGAAAGAAAGGTCTTTTGCAATCACTACATCTGGATATCACACCTACTTTGGTATGGCATCATCTGCTCTAAACAATGATGGAGAGTTAGTTGTCAAAGAAGATGCAACTAAGGCAGAAATTAAAAGAGCATTTGCAAAGAGTCTTAAAGGTAAGAAGATGAATAAGAAGATATTAAGTGAATTTATAGAATTAGTTGCCTGATAAATAAAGGTACATTACAATAATACTATGGTACCTAGAATTTCATCAAAGGAAGCGAAAGCGATGTATGATGCATATAATAAAGTGTATGCACCTAAAGAAGAACCAAAACCTGAGACCGAAGCATCAGCAGAAGAACCTGCTGAAAAGGAATCAGAATAAATAAACGTAATTAAAAAGGAACAATGTCTAAGTTTGGAGATTTGATTAATGGGGTACAACCAGTTGAAACTGTTGAAGCACCAGTAGTAGAAGAAACACCAGTGGTAGAAGAGGCACCTGTAGTAGATACAGCCCCTGCATCTGTAGAAGACCCTGTTGACCCAGAACCTATTGATTTGACAAGTTTATCAAAAGATGAATTAGAGGATTATGGACGTACTATTGGTATTGAACTTGACCGTAGACATAGTAAATCAAAGTTGGTTAAAGAATTAGAAGACCATATAGAGTATTTAAAGACAGTTTAAACCAGTTGACAAAGTGGCACACAAGGGGTTTACTGACCCCCTTTTTTTTAACTATAATATAGGTATAGTTAAGAAACAAACCTTTTATTATTATGCCCTTTGAATTAAAAATGACTTCCGAGCAAGCAATCGAAAAACTCAAGAACCTATACGGTACTGAGATTACCACAGCAGATATCAAAGCATTCTGTGCTATGAATGATATCACATATCAAACAGTTACTAAGAAGTTATCAAACTATAAAGTATCTAAAGGAAAGTGGAATCTTGAAGTTACATCTGCAGCAGTGGAAAACATTGAGAAGTCCTACAATTCTCCTGCAGTATTACCTGCATCAGAAAAGAATTTAGTTCCTGAGATTGATGAAACATTCTTTAAGTTTGGAAACTTTGCAGATATCAAGAAAGTAATACAATCAAAACAATTTTATCCAACATTCATTACTGGTTTATCTGGTAATGGTAAAACATTCTCTGTTGAGCAAGCTTGTGCTCAATTAGGTAGAGAACTTATTCGTGTAAACATTACTATCGAAACAGATGAAGATGATCTTATTGGCGGTTTCCGTCTTGTTAATGGTGAAACCGTATGGCACAATGGCCCAGTCATTGAAGCACTCGAACGAGGAGCAATCTTGTTACTTGACGAAATCGACCTTGCCTCTAACAAAATCCTCTGCCTTCAGAGCGTCCTTGAGGGAAATGGTCTTTTCCTTAAAAAGATTGGAAGATACGTTGAACCAAGAGACGGATTCAACATATTCGCCACCGCAAATACTAAGGGTAAAGGTTCAGACGACGGACGCTTTATTGGAACTAACGTGCTCAACGAAGCATTCCTCGAAAGATTCCCAGTTACCTTCGAGCAATCCTACCCCTCCCCAGTAACTGAGAACAAAATCTTAGAAAAGATTGCTGCAACTCTTGGTGTTAATGATGCTGATTTCTGTAAGAGATTAGTTGATTGGGGTGACATCATTCGTAAGACATTCTACGATGGTGGTATTGAAGAAATCATCAGTACAAGAAGATTAGTTCACATCATTCGTGCATACGCAATCTTCAAGAACAAAGGAAAAGCAATCCAAGTTTGTATCAACAGATTTGATGATGAGACAAAGCAATCATTCCTTGAGTTATATGACAAAGTAGATGCTGACTTTGAAATGGATAAGAAAGAAGATGAGAACAATGAATCTATGGGTTAATTACAAAAAGATTCTGCACGAAACGCTCCCTCTCCACAACGGTGTAGGGAGCGTTTGGGCTACATGGGAATCCAAAAGTACATACTTAACCGCAAAAACATATACAACTCCATATATAATTAAGTCACGAGAAGTGGAGATCTGGAATGAAAAATCTTGCATTTACAACAACATCATCTATCCTAAGACAGGCAGTAATCTTCCATGTTTTGGTATGGATCTTATGGGATTCTTTGACAAGAAGGTCATTATTGTCTTTGATTTTCAACATCCTGTAGAAAACTATTTGTTCTCTGTAGATGGTTTACCAAAACAAGATGGGGATATTCGTTTCTTTGAACCTGGTAATCATTTTTCAGAAAACATTTATGTAGTCAAGTGTACTATGGATGAGGTGGATGAGCACCTTGATATGTTTAAGACTTACTTGACAAAGTTCAAGGATATGTTAGAATTAAAGAAACCAACTGGAACTAATACTAGTTTGTATAAAGACTTCGATGCTTATATGACTAAACTTGATCCTGTCTCAGGTTATCTGAGTGGTAAGTTTGGAAAAGAAAAAGCAGAGAGTCTTGTAAACGATTTTCTATTTACATATGGTTAATGCGTGGAGTTTAGCAGCATCTATTTTAGATGGAACATTTGATGAGGATTATCCAATCATGAAGAAAAAAGAAGTTGATGAAAAAACAGGATTGTGGACAGAACCAGAACCATATTATGGTTATGAACCTGATGGTCTTGATTATGAAGTCAATTATATGAGTTCTTCTGCTGATTATATGTCAGATATAGACGATATGTACTCTCATCATTTTACAACAGAAGAAAAATCAATGGCACATTATTTTAAGTATCACGAGAAAGAGATCCTAAAGGATATTGAAGAATACGTATCAGGAACTTACAAAGGTCATTATACAGGCAATTCTCATGAGTATCGTAATGTGCAGACTCTTGATTTGATGGCTTCTAAAGATCTTGCATCAGGTTTCTGTCAGGCAAATATACTGAAGTATGGAAGTAGGTATGGAAATAAAGACGGAAAGAATACAAAAGACTTGATGAAAGTGATACATTATGCTATGCTATTATTACACTTTGATGGACACTATGGCGAACCATCAATGCCCTCTGGGAACTTTGAACAAATGCCATGAAATTACGTCCGACAACAACTACAACTATGAACTTAAGTGATAACACACTCGGTATTCTAAAGAACTTTGCAGGTATCAATAATTCTATTCTTGTAAAGGAAGGTAATCAACTTCGTACTATCTCAGTAATGAAAAACATTCTTGCTGAAGCACAGATACCAGAAGATTTTCCTCGTCAGTTTGGAATCTATGATTTAAATCAGTTTTTAAATGGTTTAAGTTTGCACTCAGATCCTAACTTGGATTTTACCGAGGAGTCATATCTTACTATTAGTGAGGGTAGAAGAAAGGTTAAGTATTTCTTTGCTGATCCACAGGTTATTATTGCACCACCAGAAAAAGAAATTACTCTTCCTACAGAGGATGTTTGTTTCCAGTTAGAGAGTGTTACTTTAGAAAAACTACTTAAAGCAGCAGCAGTTTATCAGTTACCCGATCTATCTGCAGTTAGTGAAAATGGATCAATTAAACTCATTGTGCATGATAAAAAGAATGATACATCTAACGAATTTGCTATCATAGTTGGAGAAACAGATTCAATATTTTCATTTAACTTTAAGATTGAAAATATTAAAATCATACCTGGTGCATACGATGTTGTTATATCATCTAAGTTACTTTCTAGATTTGTTAATAATAAATTGAATCTTACTTACTACATAGCGTTAGAACCAGATTCAACATTTGAGTAATGTATCATAACAACTTCTTTACTGATGAACAATGGGAGTGTATAAGAGTGTGTGTAGAAAATGCACCTATACCATATGATATTACAAAAAAGAAAATACCTGCATCAATATTAGAAAAAATAGGACATTCTAAAAAGAAAAAACAAGAGGGTTTACCTATTGTTAAATACGATTTATCACCATATGGAATTATAGACAATGAATAATGTTGGATTAGAAGTTGTCTTTTGGACAATATTAGCACTTTATCTTTTAACAAAGTTAGGAGTGTTTAAAAAATGATTTTACCAGGTTCTACTGTAAAGGTTACTGATGAAAATTCAATATATCGAGGGTATGTTGGATGTGTTCAGAGAATACAAGGTAAAAAAGCAGCAGTTCTAATGGATAGTCATACCCCTTGGGATAAGATGATTACCTTTAGAATTTCTTCACTTAATGAAGTGACAGAGGGTTTTCAATATTATCCTAAAAAGAAAAAATGAAATTAACACAAGAACTCATTGATAAAATACAAGAAGCAATGCTTCACACTAATCTTAAAGGTGAAATAAACTGGAAAGATGGTGATGATATAGAGATTAATGTTGCAGGAACTTTTGCAAAGGATAAATTTATTGTCATCAAAAACGAATCTAAGAATCCTGTCGTAAGTGCTGCACCACATCCTTTATATGATTATGAAAAGAATGTCTTTACAGAAGATGGTAGAGAACAATACATGAAAGAGCAGTGGATTAAGAAGGAGAAAAAATGAGTGAAGAAGAATTACAAGAACAAATCATTCAACAAATAGAAGTTCTTGTTGAAGAATTGGGAGGAACTATGGAAAAATCATTAAGATCTAATAGTAATGGTGGACAAAGTAAAGTAATTACGATAGAATATGGTGTAGAGGAATAAACCTTTTTATTATGAATATTTTTGTGACAGATCCTGACCCTGTTAAGTCAGCAGAAGTTTTGCCTGACAAACATGTGGTCAAGATGCCATTAGAAACCTGTCAAATGTTGGCAGTGGTATTTTCTAAATGGTATTACAACTGGGGTAATGAATTACTTCCTAAGAAAGATGGAACTCCTTACAATACAGAGAAGGGAGCATTTCGTGGACATCCATGTACAATATGGGCAGCAGAAAGTTTTGCTAACACTGCTTGGTTGATACAACATGGATTTGGATTACTTGAAGAGTATGAAAAAAGATATGGTAAGATTCATTCTTGTCAAACTGCAATGAATGCAGCAGAAAAAGTATTTGAAGAAAGAACAGGAAAAACATTAGATTGTCATAAGGAGGCAACACCATTTGCTTTTGCAGGCCCTGATGAGTTCAAGCATGATTCAAGTATTGATATTCTAACGAAGTATAAAAGATATATTGCATCTAAACCTTGGGTGTGTGATAATTATCTTAGGAAACCAGATCGTAAACCTGATTGGTTATAACTGTGAAATTATTAGTAGCAGGTAGGGTTACAGGGTCGGTCTTGATTATTGCAGCATATTTTGTTATACTACATGTATCAACACTTTATGGAGCGATGATGCATTCGTTTGCAGACATCGTTTGTATTCCTTTTTATGCGGTTCATAAACAATGGGATGTAGTAATTATGTTATCTTTCTTGATGACTATTTCAATTAGCAAAGTTGTAATTTTATTAGGATGAGTGATTTTATTTGGGTTGAAAAATACAGACCTAAAACAATTGATGAGTGTATTCTACCTGACAGTATCAAAAAAACATTTCAAGATTTTGTCACTGCCGGTGAGATACCAAACATGTTATTATCAGGCCCACCGGGGATTGGTAAGACAACTGTAGCAAAAGCACTATGCAATCAACTTGGAGCAGATTATTATGTCATTAATGGATCGGATGAAGGAAGGTTTCTCGACACTGTTCGGAACAACGCAAAGAACTTTGCATCTACCGTCTCTCTTACAAGCGAGTCGAAACATAAAGTCATCATCATCGATGAAGCAGACAATACCACTTCCGATGTACAACTCCTTCTCAGAGCGTCTATTGAGGAGTTCTCTAGGAACTGCAGATTCATTTTCACCTGCAACTATAAGAACAAAATTATTGAGCCACTACATTCTCGTTGCTCAGTTGTTGACTTTTCTGTTAATAAAAAAGACAAGCCAGCAATAGCGGCACAGTTCTTTTCTAGAATCAATCACATATTAGAAGTTGAGAGAGTTGAATCTGATAAGAAAGTTATAGTGCAATTAATCAATAAACATTTTCCTGATTGGAGGAGAGTGTTAAATGAGTGTCAAAGATATGCTGTAAGTGGTAAAATAGATAGTGGCATACTTGCTGCATTCTCAGATGTTTCTGTAAATGATCTCATTAAAAATCTCAAACAAAAAAACTTCTCCGAGGTTCGGAAGTGGGTTGTTACCAACATGGACAACGACACTTCTGTTTTATTGCGTCGTATTTACGATAGCTTATATGATTCCTTGGAGCATAGCAGTATACCTGCTGCTGTCCTTATTATTGCAAAATATCAATTCCAGATTGCGTTCGTCGCAGATCAAGAGATTAATCTTTTGGCGGCGTTAACAGAAATTATGGTGGAGTGTGAATTCAAATGACTGTAAAATTAATTCGTATGTGGTCTGGTGAAGATGTAATCGCCGACATAGTTAATGAAACTGCCGATGTATTAGTAGTTACTGATCCAATCGTTGCTGTTCCTTCAAATCAACAAGGGCAAATTGCATTTGCACCTTGGTCTCCTTTAGTTAAAAAGGATAAACTTGAAATTGTAATGTCTTATATTGTATACATTGCAGATCCTCAAGATGAAATTATTGAACAATATAAAACAATGTTTGGTAAGATATCAACTCCTACTAAAAAATTGATTATTTAATTATGACTAAATCAACATTTACAAAAACTAAAGCACAAATGAAATCATCAAGTTATTATACATTCTGGGGTATAGCAACAGTAGCTGTTGTTGCAGGACAAATTTATGTTGGCACTGGATATAGATCAATGTCAAAATCATTAGATGCATGGTTTGACAAAACTATAAGTATTATGATACAAAAACGTCTTATGGGACAACCAGAACGAGGAGGAGTAGAGTTCTTACATCATCCTGATCGTAGACCTACTGAAATTAATCTTGATGATTATAATCCTGATGATTATATCATTTGGAAAACAACTGAAAGTAATGTTAATGTCGATTAAATCTCTTAAGACACCATTAAGATATCCTGGCGGCAAATCAAAAGCAATTAAAACTTTATCACAATGGTATCCTAAAATTATATCAGAATATCGTGAACCATTTATTGGTGGTGGTTCGATTGCGATTGATGTTACAAAATCAAATCCAGACATACCAGTTTGGATAAACGATTTGTATGTTCCTTTGTATAATTTTTGGATGCAACTTAGAGATCGTGGTGAAGAATTATCAGAAAGAGTTACTGAAGAAAAACAAAATACTCTTGATGAAGGGGACAGAGATAGAGTAACTGAAAGTGCAAAAGAATTATTTAATAAGTATAAAGAGGAAATTGATACTTATGATGACTTTGAAAAAGCAGTAGCATTTTTTATAATGAATAAATGTAGTTATTCTGGATTGACAGAGAACAGTACATTTTCACCAACAGCATCTAATTCTAATTTTTCATTAGTAGGTGCGGAAAAATTAAAAGATTATTCAAAATTAATTCAACATTGGAAGATTACAAATATTGATTATTCGGAGGTTATGAATGTAGATGGTTCTGATGATACGTTTGTATTCCTTGATCCTCCATATGATATCAAAGATTTTTTGTATGGTAAGAATCGTGAAATGCACAAATCATTTGACCATAATTTATTTGCAGAGAATGTCTATAAATGCAAACATAATTTTATGATTACCTATAATGTAAATCATCGTTTGTTGCAAATGTATGCAACATATGAATTAAATTTTTGGAATCTCAGATATTCAATGGCACATCGGGGAGAGAAAGGAACTGATGATAATGTCAAACAAGAATTATTAATAACTAATTATAACATAAATCCAGTAACACCAATAGAAGAATTACTAACTACATGACAGAATTCATTCAAAGACATATCGGTATTACCGAAACAGAACAGACTCAAATGCTAAACGATTTGGGTCTTTCTTCGTTAGAAGAATTAGTAAGAGAAGTAGTACCAACTTCAATCTTACTTCGTGGAGATGATAATTTACCAGAACCTTGTAGTGAGCAACAGGCACTTGAAGAATTAAAAGAAATTGCAGAACATAATATTGTAAGAAGAACTTTAATTGGTCAAGGATATTATGGAACAATCACACCACCAGTAATACTGAGAAATGTATTTGAGAATCCTGCTTGGTATACTTCTTATACTCCTTATCAGGCAGAGATATCACAAGGTAGATTAGAAGCACTATTTAATTACCAAACATTAATCACAGAACTTACTGGATTACCAGTTTCTAATGCATCATTATTAGATGAAGGAACTGCAGCTGCAGAAGCAATGTTACTTGCTCATAGTCAAAGTAAGAAAAAAGATTTTATAGTTGATGATAAATTATTCCCACAAACACTAGAAGTATTACAGACGAGAGCAAGACCATTAGGTATCAATATAATTAAAATTGATTTTGATGCATCTATACCAATCGCTTTTTTTACTGATGCTTTTGGAGTTATTGTACAACTACCAAATAGTCACGGTAATTTAAGACATCGAAATGGATTATTAAGATTAGCAGAAGTTTGTAAATGTATGAAGATTGCGATTGTTGATCCACTTGCACAGGTTCTTATGCAACCTGTAGGTGAAATGGGTTTTGATATTGCAGTTGGTAGTATGCAGAGATTTGGTGTGCCAATGGGATTTGGCGGACCACACGCAGCTTTCTTCGCAACAACAGACAAATATAAAAGAAAAATACCTGGTAGAATAGTAGGACAGTCTGTAGACGCTCAAGGTAATAAAGCACTACGATTAGCACTACAGACTAGAGAACAGCATATAAGACGAGATAAGGCAACATCTAACATTTGCACAGCACAAGCACTACTAGCAAATATGGCAGGATTTTATGCTGCATATCACGGAGCAGAAGGACTTAAAAGAATTGCAACTCGAATATTAATTTACAGAGAAGTATTATTGACAGGATTGTCTTGGTTGGGTATTCAAGTTGATAAAACAGAAGGATTCGATACAGTGAGATTTAAAAGTTTTCTTGCGGTTGAAGGATACAATGTTCGTTATGAAGATGACCATACTATTATTACTTTAGACGAACTTACAACTCTTGATGAAATCAAAGAATTGTTAAATTCACAACAAGATTTGGTTAACAAATACGATACTATCGATCATATTGTTGAATCTGTTGGAAGATACAAGTGGAAGTATGTTCCAGAGAGAACACAACCTTGGTTAAGACAAGATGTATTTAATAAGTATCATAGTGAAACCAATATGATGAGATATATTAATGAATTGGTATCAAAAGATTTTTCATTAGTAAATGGTATGATGCCACTTGGTAGTTGCACGATGAAACTCAATGCAGCGTCAGAACTTATGCCTGTAAGTTGGAATGAGTTTGCGAATATGCATCCATTCGCACCAGAAAATCAAACTCTTGGATACCAAAGAATTATGTTTGATTTACAAGAATGGTTATGTGATATTACTGGATTTGAAGAAGTATCATTACAACCAAATGCAGGTTCACAAGGAGAGTATGCAGGTCTTCTAGCAATACAAGAATATCATCGAAGTAATGGTGATACAAAAAGAAATGTATGTTTGATACCTACAAGTGCACACGGAACGAATCCCGCTAGTGCTGTAATGGCAGGTATGAAGATTGTTCCTGTTAAGTGTGATGAAGAAGGTAATATAGATTTGAAAGATTTGGAAAAGCAAGCAATTATGAATACATTTGAGTTGTCTTGTATTATGATTACATATCCATCAACTCACGGTGTATTTGAACCAACTATTAAAGACATCTGTAGAATCGTGCACGAAAATGGTGGACAGGTATATCTTGATGGTGCAAATTTAAATGCACAAGTCGGATTAGCAAAACCTTGTGAATATGGAATTGATGTATGCCATATGAATTTACACAAAACATTTTGTATTCCTCACGGTGGTGGCGGTCCTGGTGTCGGTCCTATCGGTGTTGCAGAACATCTTGTTCCTTTTATGAATCATCGAGTATCAGCAGCAATTCAAGGTAGTGCATCTATACTCCCAATCAGTTGGATGTATATTCGTATGATGGGTGCTGATGGATTAAGAAAGGCAAGTGAAATATCTTTACTTACAGCAAACTGGTTAGTGCATCGTATCGAACCATTCTTCAAAGTATTATACAAAGGTAACAATGGAAGAGTCGCACATGAATGTATATTTGATGTAAGATACTTCGATGGTATTAGTGCTGAAGATGTTGCAAAGAGATTAATGGATTATGGTTTTCACGCACCTACATTATCTTGGCCAGTTACAGGCACAGTAATGGTCGAACCAACTGAAAGTGAGTCTTTGTATGAACTTGAAAGATTTGGTGCAGCGATGGTAAGTATCCGTAGAGAGATTGATAAAAATAAAGATATCTTGAAAAACTCACCTCATACTGCAAAGGTTGTAAGTTCGGACAAATGGGAGTATAATTATAGTCGTGAAGAGGCAGCATATCCCGCTAATCAAACAAATAAGTTTTGGCCAGCGATATCACGAATCGACAATGTTTACGGGGATCGTAATCTTGTTTGCTCTTGTGAAAATTATTTTGATAATGAAGATGGAACTAAAAGACTGGTTGAACTCAATTAACCAAACAAAGAAAAATTTAATAGATGAAGACCCTTCGATTGAGAAAGATTATCCTCCATACATAATCAATCGTTGCTTCTCAGGTCACTTAGATGCTATCCTTTTTGCGAATGAAATGAATAGGTATAATTTCTTACCAAAGAGAATGCAATACGACTTTTATATAAATACCCTCAGAACTAAGAAGAGATTCTCTCCTTGGCTTCGTAAGGATATGATCAAAGACCTTGATTATGTGAAACGTTATTATGGTTATAGTAACGAAAAAGCAAAACAAGCTTTGAAGATTCTGACAAAAAAACAACTCAACTTTATAAAATCTAAATTTGATACTGGAGGAGCGAAATGAGTGTTGTTAAAGAACCTGAAGTGGCATGGTCTCCCGACCAAATGATTGAAGTTACATTAAACGAACCAGATGATTTCCTAAAAGTCAGAGAAACTCTCACAAGAATTGGTGTAGCAAGTAGAAAAGAAAAGAAGATATATCAAAGTTGTCACATACTTCATAAACAGGGAAGGTACTATCTTGTCCACTTTAAAGAACTTTTTGCTCTTGATGGAAAACACGCTAACCTTACTTCTAATGATGTTCAGCGTCGCAACCGTATTGCTCAGCTTCTTGCTGATTGGGGATTGGTTGGTGTGGTCGATGTAATAAGAATACAAGATATTGCACCTTTAAATCAAATTAAAGTATTGTCATATAAAGACAAAGGTGATTGGGTATTAGAAACAAAATATAATATTGGAGCGAAGAAAAAGAAGGGAGAAGAATAATCTGTGAAAATCTTATCAGTCCTCGCATCTCACGATGCTAGTGTCGCTTACTTTGTTAATGGAAAATTAGAATGTTTTTTGAAAGAAGAAAGATTTTCTGGTATAAAAAAAGATGGAGGTATAATAAAATGTGTAGCAGAGTTAATAAAGAAAAATTATGATATAGATACTGTTTTAGTAAATTCAGTAAGTGTTCATGATCCATATATTCATGGTAACTTAATTCCTTGGATCAAAAAACAATTTGATTGTGAAATAGTTATGATGGGCACTGAACATCATTTATGCCATGCATTACTAGCATTTGAAAAAAGTAAGTTTGAAGAATCTATTGTAGTTGTTATTGATAGAAATGGAACT